GAAGCTTGTCCAGTGTTTAGTGAGTATATTGAACACGTGCGTCCTAAAGATTATGTTAAATCTTGAGTGGCTGACCCAGGAACAGGAGTTCACGCACCATCAGGTCATGATGGACGCCAAAAAGCTGAACCGCGAACAGCTTTTACAGATTTTTGAATCAGTCCATCAGCAATATCAAATACAGCATCGTTTGTTTTCTCGTTTAGCTAGTTGGTGTGCTCGTAACGGTACTGAACTTCCTTCCTTCGCTGAGCTGTTAAAACCCAAAACGACAGACCATCCTGTTTCTGAGGCATAAAGCCGAGACGTTCGATATACCGCGAGAGTGCGGCGCTTCTTATCGACTGTGGCTCTGTGTAAATATGATGATTCTCTGGAACTTCTTTTAGAGCTGCTACTACGAGCCGAAGCGCCTCGCGTAAGTGTTTTAAAGAGCCCTTAGAGGGTTGTCTTTTCGCGCGTCTAGCTCTTTTATTTTTCCTGTTCCAGTACCAATCGTTTGTAGCTCGACGTGATTTGTTCATGATTAGAGCCAAGTTCCAGACCCCCGTGGAAATCTGCTCCAGGTAGATTGTGACCCACAAGCCCGCTACTTTTTTTCGTTTTGAAATGTACTTCATAAGTCTGCAAAAAAAAGGGGCGACAGTACTGCCACCCCAGAGTCCCCTTTTTTACCCCGTTTCTGGAGCACCCGAAGCCTAGCTCAAAATTCGAGTCCTAGGGCTTTTGCTTGATCTTCAGTAAGCTGAACGGCTTTTTTTGGCTTAGGAGTATCAGCCTGTTCATCAACAACATCCACCACAGCAGGCTTAAGAGCCGCAACAGGAGCAGCAGCCGAAGCAAAGGTTCGCTCCTGACCCTGCGGTCTTGAAGCAGCAAATTGCGCTTTAATCTCCGAGTGGTCTGCGCCAAGTGGAAGCTCAACCAGATCCGATCCAGGAATGTGAGATTTGAGGGCGGCAGCGATGAGTCCTGCGCCCTTGTCCGGGATCCACGCATCAATGTCTCCAATGAGTTTTTTCTCCTCCTCTGTAGCCGAAGGTCGGTCAGAGAATTCAAGTGCGTTGAAATTGATTTTTGCTCCGTCAGCACCCGTCATAGGGTCCCGCTCGTTAAAACTCCGCGTCACAAACTTAGTTGCTGTGACAACGGAGGCACAGTTAATGCGGTTGTTATAAAGGGTTTGGAAGTAACTGATAAAGTTTTTCTGCGATGATTTACCGGAGATCATCGAAGTTGTTACGCAGCGAGGAGGAAGCAACCTATGGTTAGGGCTAACTCCGATGTACGCAATTCGGAGGAATTCCTCCTGATTACGCATTCCAAGATTCCCGAAGTATGGAGTAAAACCTAGAAGGATGAACTCAATCGGAATACCGTTATCATTACGATCAACAATTGCGCTGTCAGGATCAACGTCTGATTTCCACCTTCGAGCTTGGAGATCAATCCGTAGTGTATGAGGAGGGACGTTGCACAGAATTTCGTCTTCGGAGAATTGGCCAGCAATGAACACCATTAGGTTTACCTAAATCAGAGAGAGAAATCGATTGAACCGAGAGCAGCTGCAGTCACTTTTCCTTTTTCAGGATCAGCGGCGGTTTTAGGCGCAGCTTTGGTGGACTTTGGCAGATACAGGATCTTGTCCACGTTGTAGTTTAAATAGGATTTATCGTCTTTCTCGCTAGTCGAAACCTTTCCTACAGCAATGGTTGGAGTTCCAGGAGCAAGCTCAGCCAACTGTTTGGATAGTTCCGCCCAGGCTGTAATTTTTGCCCAAGCCGTTTCGCTCGTTTCTGTCTGCCAGGCCAACGAACGGTTAGTTACTGTCGTGTCAGACAGTTCAACTTCATCAGACTTAGGACCCAGTCCCCCAGTCATGATGAAGAGATTAACCGCCAACAGATCGTTGAAGTTATCCTGACTCACAACCAACATCGGTTGCATCTGAAGAACACCATCCAGCGTGGGTCGGGTAGGACCGATAGCTAAAACGGTATCGTTCACACTAAGTTTGCTCAGTAGCTTGCCAACGTAATGGTCCTTCTTCTGGAGAAGTTGGACTTTTGTCGGTACACGCTTGTCTGAGTTAGGAAGGACTTCAGCCAGGACGTTCAGAGTGCCTTCATCTTCCTGCACCGTGGATGTAATACGTACACCGATGATAAATACATTCATTTGAGGGACGTTAAGCGTTTGGGTATTTGCCAGAGCTTTCGGTGAACCGAATGCTTTAGGCGTCGTTATGCTATCAGTTTTTTGGACATCTGTCCCTTTGTCTCAAAAGTGGATTTTTAAGACTCACACACTCTCTGCTGCATTTAATTTTCTGTAAATGGTGGACCGATGCACATTGAAAGCTTTAGCTATTTGATTAACACCCGCACCTTGCTTTCGGTATGCCGTTAGAAGCTTCAAATCTCCGCTTGTCAGTTTTGAGTTTTTTGCATCTAGATACGTAAAGTGATAGGGATTAATACAATTTCTGCATTTGCAGGAAGGTCTGACAACAAAATCATTGGGAATATCCAAATATTTCAAAATCAAATATTTTACGTATATTCGTTTTCCTAGTACGTAGACGCATGGCGCCATGTTTGTGTACTTACCTCCCCAAACAACGCACTCATCGTGAGTAAAAGTATTGAAAGCTAGTTTTTCAAACAAATTGGACAGAGGGGCTGACCTGCCCTTTCCGTACGTCAGTTCAAACGCTGTTGCGTTTAAACTTCTGCAAATGTCAGAAGCCTGCGCTTGAGCGTGGTTACTGTCGTTTGCTTTTATGGTTATTGTTAGTTTTTTACTATTTTCTTCTAGTGTTAATTTGTAAGAATCGATAAAACCCTCTTTCAAAATCGATACGCAAGTTTACTTTCTTCCGGCGGCAACCAGAAGTTGATTTTTTAAGGCTTCGTAGTCCGTCGCAGCGTTGCCGGCTGTAGACCAGTACTTTAAGCCTTCCACGTCGGGATCTTTGCCGAGAGTTTCCCGGTAAGCCAAACGTATACGATCTTCCCCCGTAGGCTGAGCTTTTGCTGAAGCTGTTAAAGCTTCTTTAAGACCGCCCACCGTAGGTGCGTTGCCAACGGTAGACCAATACTTTAAGCCTTCAGGATCTGCTTCCCGCCCAAAAGCTTCTTTGTACGCTTGTTGTACTGTTTCTGTTTTGGGTCCTTGGGATGCCAGCGTTTTATATTCTTCAGATTGGCGGAAGGTCTGCTGCAGCTCTTTATATTCTTGAGGATCTACACCCCCGGACATCCGTGGATCCTGTTTAGTCCAGTACTCAAACCCTGCCGTATCCGGAGTACGACCCAACTCTTCTTTATACAGTTTTTTGACGTTATATTCTGGTGATTGTTGGAAGGAAGTACGCATCTGTGCCTCCTCTTCAGGAGTTATTCCGCCCTGAGACAAGGGATCTTTATCAAGCCAATAGGAGAGACCCTCTTCGTCAGGAGTACGTCCTAAGACATCTTTATATAGATTTGTAATTACAGATGTAGCCTGTTGCCTTGGGGTTGGCGGCGTGGTGCCACCCGTTGATCCACCGGAACCCTCGGAACCGGCAGAGCTACCAGCACTTCCTCCTTTGTTTAACTGTCCTCGAAGCGCCGCTAATTCTTGAGATTGCGTCAAGATCTGTTGTTTAAGGTCATTAAACTGACTTGTGTAGTCTGGAACTTTTGGAGTCGAATCAACAGGAGCAGGAGTCTGCGCCTGCACCATTTCTTTAGGAGTGAATTTAACTTCCTGTTCGGCGGTTTGTTGCGAACGACCCAATCGCCCTCCTCGAGCCCCTTTTGCAGGTAGCCTCAGAGTCAACTCTGGAAAGTATTTTGTTAAGACTGATTCGCTCTGCTCACTCTCCGTGTCGGGCGAAAAGCCTAAGATATCCCCAGCGATTCGCTCTACTGCAGAGGTATTACGGCGAGCCATTACACGTAGCTTAACTTAATTCAGTGTAGCAACAGTTAGTTAGCCTCGACAAAATACCGCCTTAGAGTGTGTCCTGCTTTTACCACCCGGTCAAGCGTTTTCTGATAATCCGAAGCTTCTTCGTAAGTTTTAAATGTTTTAGCTTGATCCTCTTTTTTGCAATAATCTACCACTGTGTTATCTGACAGAACTATTTTCACGTATTCACCCTTAGAGTTAAGGATAACCCAACTCTCTCGAAACCTTAGATGGGTTAATGAAGCCACTTCGGTTTCGGTGTAGAGCTTTTTGACTCTGCGTATTTTAGTCTGGATAGCCGTATAAGTCACATCACTTTTTTTCTTAACAGTTTTGATAATTTTGTTTTCACGCTTTAATTTCCGCGCTGCGTTTGCGGCTACCAGAGGCGACGCGTAAGCTTCTGCAGTCACATACAGATTGTCGTCGCCCACCACCACACCGTGGTAGCCCTGGTTAATTTTGACTGTATAAACCTCTTTATCGTTGTTGGTTTCTAATTTTACAAGCGCCATTACGTTTAAAATATTCGCTGTAATACTAGCCGCCTTACCCCCTTTAGGGGCGACGTAATCTTATTTTGCAGCCCACGAGTCGCCCGCACTCGCATCCGCAGACGCTGGCACAGTTTTTAAAACTGTCTCTGCTGCTTCTCTCATAATACTCTCGAGTTTGACCTTATAGTCTTCAGCCAGATCTTCCTTTACTTCGAGCACAATTTCATCATGCACACAAGCTATTAAATAAGCTTCTTCGTTCAGATACTTACTCAGTTTTGATATTGCTATCTTAAGTATATCCGCCCCAGAGCCTTGTATCAGCGTGTTCGCACTGCACATCATTGTAGCATCGTCGTAACTTAAAAGTCTTCTCCTCCCGCAAGCTGTTCGAGTGTATGTCCAACCGTCCGCAACCAGGGCTGCCCGCTCTTTGTGCCAATGCCTCAGCTGAGGGTATGCCGCGTGGAAGGCAGCGTGGGCCACTTTTGCCTCAGAAAGGCTGAGTATTTTTCCACTCTGGGCTGCGTAAGTTTTATATTTCCTAAAGCCCATACCGTACAGCAACGCAAAATTCAACGTTTTACCATCTTGCCTTTCGTCTTTAGTAACTTCTTCGATATTTTTCTTGTAAATAAGACTTGCTGTAAGAGTGTGTAAATCTATATCTTTAATAAAAGCTTCCTTCATCTGAGGGATATTGATTAACTCAGCACCCAAGCGAAGTTCGATTTGAGCCCAGTCACAGATAACTAATTTGTAACCAGGGGAGGCTACAAAACACTCCCTGAAGTCTTTTGATCGTGGAATTTGTTGGATATTAACGCCGAAACTCGTTTTTTTCTTCGTTTTGGCGACACGAGGTGATCCACTGCTCGTGAAGCGTCCCGAGTTAGCGCCAAATTGATTGTATCCTGAATGTATTCTATGAGATACAGGATTTATATTATCAAGTAGTTTATTAACGTGCTCTAATCTAGTTTCTATCTTTGCTCGCTCTCTGTATGCACGCAATGTTAGATCATCGCTATCGAACTCAGATAGCGCTACTTGGTTCAGCGTGGGCCTGCCCGTGTTTGCATCGGCAGGCAGTTCAATTCCGCACGCTGTAAACGCTGCCACTACTTGGGCAGTTGACCCAGGATTAAATTCTTTATTGGCTTTTTTGCCAATCGCAATCTCACCGTTGATGTTTCTAGGAAGCTTCCTATCATCAGGCAAACGCGCATCCAAGGCAGATATAAATTCTGTTGTCTTAGACTCCAGCTCTTGTTCTGTTCTAACTTTTAAAACTTTTAATTTAGCTACATCTACGTTAAAACCTCTGCGACACATAGACGCAACAGCTCTAATACACTGACTTTCTAGTGAGTAAATCTCCAGAAGATTTTCTTCCTTGAGCTCTTCGTACTGCTGCTTAGCTATTAGAGGCAGAATTTTTACGTCCTTGGCAGCGTAAGTAAGCTGCTCCTCTGTCAATACATCGGAACTCCAATCCGAAGTCTGCTGCTCTTTATCTACTTCTATATTTAATCGACGATTGGCGACCGCTTTTAATCCGCAGGAAACATCCGCGAAGTAAGGCTTCTTCGTCTGAGGGGCAATCCGCTTCTCTTTGAAACCTGCACGTAAGACTCTTTCCGCTATATAAGTGCAAAATATTTTGTTCTTGAAGTCACAACCTAGAGAGGACAGGAACTGAAGATCGAAGTTGGCGTTATGCGCAACCAGCGTGGACCTAGTTTCTATATACTTACACAGCTCTTCTGTGTTTGTCTTAAATACATCAAAGACATACACTGGATCGTTCATATCCTCAACTGAGGCTGAACAAATTTGGATCAAACGGACTTTGCACACCCAGCTGTCAAGTCCTGTTGTCTCTGTGTCGAGAACAATCTTTTCGTACTTTTGCAGCTCTCGTAGAGCATCGACACATTTTTCATTCGTATCGACAAAAACCAAGTCCATTTTTTTAGGTAAAAAAATGTGCGCCATCTCTCGATGACGCACTCTACACGGATTCAAACCTTAAGTCAGCTTGCAACCTGATGAGAGAATTGCTGGGAAATGTAGAGATCCATATCTCCCCATTTATCGCACAGCTCCTGACCGCGGCCCGTCAGCTTGACCTTGTAGTACACCCGCTGCATTTTACTGACGTTGGAGGGCACAGGCTTCCCTTTCTTATTCACCGCCCCCGTGGAGAGCACCTTACGCTGCTCTACCAGACCTTCACGCAGGCAGAGCAGCAAGCCCTCCCTGAGCCCGATGTAGATAGGCGACACATGGAAGGTGTCCTTACGGGAAACACCGGTGCCCAGGTCCAGCGTCGTGAGCCCCTCCCGCGTGGGAATAAATCCACGGAAGAACTTAGAGTCCCTAGGAACTTCTTTATTGTCCCACATCGTATTTGCGAATAGCAGTGCAGTCTCTCGGATAGTCACCCACTCTTTCTGACTTGCTGCCTGCAGTAACATCGCAGCACCGGCATGGGAGTAAGTATTGGACTTCACCAGTGTCTCTATGAGATTCTCAACATAGTTGAGTTTGCTTGGAGAGCTTACAACGCTCAGCTTTACTGGATCCCTACGAATGAACTTCGTCTGAGTTAGCCTCTGTTCGACAGAAACTTTCCATGCCACAGAAGCTAGCTCTTTGTTGTTGGTTTCGACAGCCAAGTCAAAGAGGCGCTTGCTGTCTACCTTTCCGAAGTCAATTAAATTAGTCAGCTCAATTGAAATAGGATTCTTGCGCCCGTTGCGGGTCGCGTCTATGAGTGCCGAAGCTTCGGAAGACTCAAGTGGGACTCCTTGGAGGCAAAACTGAAAGTTCATGTCGAAGTGATGAGACCTGTCCAAGATAGAAAAGTTTCGAGGGAATGCAAGCCACTATACACGAATTTAAGCTTTGTGTGCTCTGCTAGCTCAATGCTTTAAATACGTCATCTATGTTTGTACACCATGTATCTATGTCTACGGCTACTGCATCGGAAACATCACGTATATCTGCATCTGTTAGAAATAATACGTGCCGAAGAAAATCCAAGTTAGGAGACCCAAAGATTTCTTTTAAGTAAACTTTTACACACAAAGAAATATCATAAAAACTACCTTGATGTACTCCTGTTAAGGGATCTAATCCGTCACTCTTGTAAATAGTGAAAATCATCAGTGTCGGTTGGTACTCAATAAGACAGTCCTTATAGTATATTTCTCTTCGACTGACTATGTTCTTTTTATCTCTAGAGTCGGTAATATTAACAGAGACCCACTCACACATATCTCCATAAGCACTGCTCTTTCTAGCGTACTCTTCTTTTAATTTCTGTATTATTCTGGCGCACTCAACCCTCACGATATCTTTGTCCACTTATATACACCTTGTATTCGTCCGTTACATACATAAAGAACATTCGCTATCCGGTCGTACCACACGTCGCCTAAATGCACACTGTTCTGCGGTTCCTGTGGAGAACCCTCGGGATCCTCCGCTGAGTCCTGATGAGCGTACTCATCTTTTACTCTAGAGATTTCGTGCTCAGGGTTAAGTGTCATGGGTCAGCGGGTTAAGTGAGTTAGTTAAAAGTTACCTGATACACTTCTGTATTGCGTCCATAGTATCCTCTGCGTTATAGAGATTAACAGAATACAGCTCATCACTGAACCTCTTACACACCTCTGGGATTGAGGAGTTAACGCATATCGTGTTCCATTGAATACCTGTCTGTTGCTTCAGGGTGTTCAGGCGTCGAATAAAGTTATCGTTCACATCGCTGTTCCCATCTGTGATCATGAGTACGTCTGCCTTGTCCCCGATCTTGGCGTGATCCAACGCGTGGGCGATTACGGCATTAAAGCTTGTACCGCCCCCCAGCACCCAGGTAGCCACGAAGTCCAGAAGCGAGCTGTTGTTCTTTCGCTCCGCTTTTAGCTCGACGCTACCTTCGATTCGAGTGTCGAACAAATGTATCTGGACTGTCCGGTTCTCTTTGAGTGCTTGCTCTGCAATAACGAAAGTAATTGCTTTGCTCCAGAGTTCGGGTTCTCCCCCCATTGAACCTGATACGTCTACGTACATAACAATCGGACCTTTACCTACATCTTTCCTGTGTGCTGTGTAATCTTTAGTTAACAAGGTTTTCTGAGAGTATTTCAGAGCGAACAGTGCGCGCCCCTCTGGGGTGTTAGCGAGAGCAACCTCAACCGGGAATGCTTTTGTGACATCATCACCAAACTTAGCCCCGGTAATAGCTTCGTATTGATCTTGAATTTTCTTTGCTTTTTTGCGGTCGCTCCACAGGCGACGCATCGCCCCCAGTTTTTTAGCAAGCTGACGGAGTTGTTTGTTGTAGCTAAGACGCTTTGCTAGTTCGCGTTTCTCCGCAATACCTCCTACATGAGATCCGAGACCAGCTTCACTGCCGTGGATAGAACCTATAGCATCATTTGTCTCATCGGATTGCTTTACCACAGTGTCAACAATTTTGTGTGATTGACTCTGAAGTTTATCGTGTGCTTCTTGGATTGCTTCTGTGATAGCTTGTCCTAAGGCTTTTCCTTCTTTCCTCGCCTTGTCGGCTGCCCGGTTGTCCCCCTTAGCCTGGGCTTCTCGAAACTGTTTTCTGAGTTCTTCTAATCGTTCTCCTGCGTTTGTCAAAAGCTGAACATCAAACTGCCCTTCCTGGATTGCTTCTTCGATTACTTTCGATAGCTCATTCAGAATGTTGACGGCATTGTTTCCTGCATTAAATTGATCCCCAACACTCCGCCGAATGAGCTCAGGCCAAGCAGCAGCCTGGCTGAGATCGTTCATGATTGAATACCAGATACCGTTCTCAGGTTTGTATCCTTTGGGTGTTACTGTTGTGTCCCCGTCGCAGACTTTACGGAAGTAATCTTCGTACGCATCTTCGGTCACAAGCCATTCGACATTATCCCCGTTATACAGACGCTCGAATACTTCCTTACCAAACCTAGACAATTGACGAATGTTATAAGTGTCGATTAAATACGTAACAGAAGGGCGAACATCCCGAATAAAATCGGACCACAGAAAATCAGCCAGGGCAGAGCAAGCTAATGTCAGTGGTTCGTTATCGATTATTCGAATAATCTCAGTGTGTTTTGTGAGGTTCATGTGTTTCCTTTGAGTGTCAGATAAAGGTAAATCTCTTACTTACTAATATCGCTAATGGCTCGAGTAAGTGTATTGCAGTTGTTCTGCAAATTCTGCTGCAGTTTAACACCAGCAGCTCTCGTGGTAACAGACATCCTGAATCTAGTCCCATCTAGAATCTCGTTTACTTTATCGCGAACTGTGCTCATATCCTTGTAGTATTTGCGTAGGAGAATTACAAAGTCGTTTAGGTCACCTAGCCCCTTGGCTTGATACCTGTGTGAGTACGTAGTGTACTCTGACATGATCCCTGCAGCTGCTCGTTTTGCGTCGTTAAACACACGATCCGCTGTGGGGATTTCTTGCTCTAGCACTTCATGAATAACTTCTTGATCTTCTCTTGTTTGGTAAACAATATGCACAAGGCTGTTGTGCATATGCTCTGCGTACAGTTCATCGTCACCTTGAACGACAGCCCATGCCTTAAGGAACTTAAGGATTTGTACGCGACGACGATCACTGATTACGATGCTTCGATTAGCCAGCATCTCCCAGACACTACTGAAACGATCAAGAAATTCATCTGATACTTTTATATCTGCAGCTGCTTCCTGCAACTCTTGTAGCTCCTTCAGTGTCAGGTGCTCACCGACATCCGGTCGTGAACTAATACCCAGTGCCCACTCGTCCAACCGACGCTTAGAAACAGGCTTACGCAGAAGATCCACCGTGGGACGGAAAAGGAATCTGTCGGCAAATGCTTGAAGAGATTCCTCATCCGGCCAGCTATTTGTTGCGGCAACTATGGATTGGATCGGTGTGTCGAGCAGCTCTTTGCCGTTGTTAAATGTTCGTTCGTTAAGCAGGGTGAGAAGAGAGTTAAGGATCGCAGAGCTTCCACGAAATAGCTCATCAAGAAAACCGATGTGAGCACTCGGAAGATATCCAGTTACATCACGCGTGTACTCATCGTTGAGTAGCTTTGTTACAGCCACTGGGCCAAAAACTTCAGAAGGATCTGTTGTTGGGGTGAGCAAGTAGCCGAAGTAATTAGCCCCCTTGATTCCTTTACAGATGTTCCTCACAAGATCTGATTTCCCTGTGCCGGGGACACCAAGAAGGAAAGCGTTTTGTTTGCTCAGCAAGGTTGCAAGCAAACCGTCAATTACGTGCTCGCGTTCGAGCGTGGCATTGTTGAGAGCACCACGAAAGCTTTGCAGTTTAGTAAAGAGAGTGTCGTTCATTTTGAGTAAGCTTGAATGATTTGTTGACCGTTTACGTTAAACGTGATCTCAGTTAACTGGAACCTAAAGTAATTTTCGTGTCATCTTAATCTTCCAGGACAAAAGGAACCGGACGTGGGAAAGGGACGTGTACTGCTCCAACCCAACAAGAGTTGCTCAGTACTCCACTAACTCCTGCCAGACGTTTACACGCTTGAGTAAAGTCAACAAAGGTTACAGCTTTCATTACATCATCTGTGTACTTTTCGATGTCATACAAGTACCCTTTGTCAGACTCAATAACATGTAGGACTCTATTCATCAGAAATCCAACTCCGTTTTAGATGTTGTAGCCTCCACGTCGGGCTCTACATTCTTGTCCACAACAGCGGAGATTAGATCTTCAAGGTTCTCACCAGCCGCACCAATGAGCTCCTTACGTTGGTTGATTAGTTTGTTCAGGTGCTTAGAACGCTGAGCGTAAACATTGAGTTCGAGGTTGGCATCTTTGATAAGGAGGTTTAAAGCACCTGCGTTTTCTGCGCCTTTAATTCGATCACACAGAGTCTTATAAGTGTTAGACAAAGACAGAGACTGTTTCAATACGTCTAAACCTTTTGAGGTTTCACGTTGCTGGCAGATGTTTTCCAGCTCTTCGCGAATCTCATCCTGAACTTTGTAGAAATCTTCCGTCCCTTGATTCCGCGTGGCCCTGTCGTTGGATTGAATATCGTGTCCAGCTTGCAGTAACTTTTCAGAGAGTTCTGCGAGATTATCGAAACCAGGCACACTGTCACTGATCAATTTAAGTTTCTGAGCAGTGATCTGCCAGCTCCCTCGTTTCTTGTCTCCGCCTGTTTGTTGTCGGCCTACTTTAGTAACGTTCCGCGCATCCAAATCGTCAAGCAGTTCTGCACTAATGACTAGTGCTCGGTCTGCAGCATTGTTACGTGCTGCCGCCAAAACTTGTTGAGTATTGATTTGGTTTTCGTAAGCGATAAGAGAATCTAGATCACCCTCGATCGGTTTTGTTACTCTCTCCATTGATGTCGGCAGAGGGCCAAGCACCGAAACTCGAATTGGTGTTTTGTACTCCTCTTTCGTAGGAAAGAATTTCATGTATGCGTCGAAGGCCAGTTTAAATTCATCTGTGTCACTAAACAAAGGACGCAGAATACCTTCAGCTGTTTGTTGCCACGCTTCATACTCCGACTCCCACAGATCTTTAAGTTGATCGTTTGCTTCAGCTGCTGCAGTCCGAATCTCTTTAATCAGGTCGTTAGCCAGATAAAAGTAGGAAGAAGTGACAAAGTGAGCGTCACCAAAATGAATGCAATAGCCATCATACAATTCGCGCTGTAGCATACGAAGCGAATCAAGCTTTGCTTTAAGTGCATTTGAGAGATTAGGACGCAGACTGACTGTGTTATTGCGCTGAAGTGTTTCGATAACAGACGCAGGCAGTTTCAAATCATCAAACTTGATTTGAACGCTCTGCCTAACGTCAGCTGAGATCGAGCAGGAGAGCAGATAATGAGAAGTCATCTTGATTAGTTAAAGAGAAAGTACAGGTTTCCCTGAGAAAAATACCCCTCCAACAGGAGGGGTGCAGCACTCACGCGGAGACCCGAGCAAGGTTACCATGTAAAGCATGGAATGGCAAGACCTTAACGGTAATCTCAGAGTTTAGCTGTGCGTCACGATACAATCGTATCGTTCACGGTGAGTCTCGTATGAGACTATTTGTGCAGACGGGTGAAAGCAAGCACAATCTTATCTGTAGTCTGGTCGCACTCTCCTGCCAGAAGCAGCTCTTCAGTAGCGTGCTTAAGCTTTGCTTTCGCTAGCTTGAGCTTCTTCTCGAGCTGCTCAACGTCGCCCGCAAGTTTCTCAAGCTTTACATGCAGCGTGGGCTTACGAGAGATTCGAACAACGATATTTGTGTTGTACTGAGGGAACTTGAACCTGCTTGCCTCACCTGAAAAGATAGACAAATCCAAACCCTGTGATTCAGCGAGTGTTACATCGCGCAGTAGATTGTCTTTCGCGGAGTCATACACAACTCCGAAAGATTGATTCAGTTCACTTAGTGCAGTATCGCACTCATCGTAAGCCTCAGCCGCCGTGGCCCCCAGGGAGACCAGCTCTGTTGTTTTGATACGCATGGGAATTTGATGTCAATAGGTTGCCCCACGTTGGTTCCGGTCGGTGCCACCGGTGCTCATCATAGCATATTGGGAGTTCTATCTAATCAGAAGGAGTCGGAGCCGAAGGAATCAAACCTCACCCGCGCTGCGCTCAAACTCCCACGTAAAAAACGCAGCGGTCGTCAGACGCTCCGAAGAAATCCTGTATTCATTATTACAGGAACGGCTTCCCTGTAGTCGGTCACCGTTTAGGGTAAACCGCCAAAATCCGCCCCCTTAGCTCATCGTTTTCCTGTAAAGCCTTGATCTTGGCTTCCTCTGAGTTGCGGGCTTCCACCGAACAGTAGAAGCCCCAACCAGTTTTGCCTCTTTTCGCAAAAATATCAAATTGTTTAGCCGATGTCAAAGGAGAATTTGAAAGCACGGGGAAACTTCATTCGGTTGACTTTAAGAAGTATATCTCCGACCCTGCGGGGTTCCCACAAATTATTTAAGGATTACGTTAATACGCGTATAGTTACTTTGTTTAAGTTTGTGCAATAGCTTAGAAGACTCAGGTTATATATAAATTTTCTATATTACCGAATCACTTAACGTAATTTTCGCTACGTTTGGCGGTGTTTACAGATTTGATGGTGTTGTTCAAGCCTCCTATCATGAGTCGAGCATCTCTATGTGGCGAGCGATAACCGCACCATCGTGCGTTAAAGCAAATGCCTCCGCAAACCCTTGTGTAAACAGCCGGATTTGATCTGGATCCGAGAAGCTTTGTTTCGTTTCCAGAGACATGAGATCTCCGTTGTGAGCTTCAATTTCAACCTTAACCCTGTAGTTCTTCATGAGATTACATGCGTTGTATGATTCGGCCCCGCGAAGCGGCCCCAATTAGCTCTGCTCCCTTTGAATAAACGCCACCTTACAGATACCGCGTGGGACCAACTTTATGTAATCCCCACAGTCTTCGCGATCGCAACGAACACCGTTCCATCCGATCTCCCTCTTTGCTCTACGTACTGCTGTAACATCAGTTGCTTCGATGCAGTACTTTTCGACCCAGCTGTAGTTAGCTTCGCCCCCGAATGTATCGGTGACTTCGATGAAGTAGTACGACATTGGTTTAGTTAAATACGTTGTGATCAGGGTTTGGGTAGATCATCCAGCGCTCGAACGCTCGATCAATCGCGATAATGTCCCTCCGTTCGAGAGAAGTTGCGACGCGACGAGAGAGTGAATCTGTATCTATAGAGAAAGCTTTGCAGTGAGTGTGTCTGTAGAGATTTAGGTTGCTTCGAATGTAGCTAACCATTTGACGCTGGAGATAACCGAGAGGACGAGTACTCATGATGTTCAGCGTGGAATCAAAGTTTGGGGAAGATTTGGTCTCCATACAGGCATACAAAGCCCAGTATCAGAAACACAAAATTCCACGGTGTTGTTGCCACCGTACATGTCAGGACAAAAAACATCGCCGCCAATCCGAGAAAGATGTTGAGTTTGTTCTTGGTAGACACGTTCAGTTCCGGTTTAGATGAGGAGATGGTGAGTAGACTTGCTAGTAAAGCACAAGATTAATGGCTTACTTAAACCATAACCTTCCTACATTTACTTGTTACATACGCAATGAGTTTCTGTACAACCACAAGAAAGGGTTTGGAGAGGTGACTCTGTGCGATGTTCACTCTGTAGCTTCGTTAGAGAAACGTGTTCCTTTGTTTGAAACATTCTTAGAGAACGGTGTTAACTGGACGCGCAGACCCATCCACGCATTCTGTTGGAAACCGGACGCACCCAAACCTACACTTGAGGAGTGTATGTGGTGGGATTGTTTCTCACCCTACATTGATGTACAAGTTCGATCCAGATTGTGTGGACTGAGAGCAGAGCTGATTAACTTCCATGGTGTTAGGAATGAAGGAACGTACATGTTCACACTTGATTGGTCGTGGGAGTCAAAGTCCACGCTAAATACTAATTTCAGTGAAACTCCGGAACACAAGTGTGCCCACTTCTTCAAGATGGACAATGGGAATTTCTACGCTTATCCAAATAACAAGATCATCTGGTTTGATGATGCTTGGACTAAGAATCGTATAAGTAAGAATCCCGGTTATGAGATAGATCTTACTGAGTACACTGTAGAAAATAAACGTAAAATAGAGACTTCAGATTACTTTATGTATGAGGTAGCATCCGCTATCGGTGAAGTGAATGCCACCCCATAATCGCTCTACTCCAGTAGAAAGTTAACGATCGAATCGTTAGTGTCTTCGATTACACCGTCTAGGATGCAGTCGGACACACACTGACTGTAGTCTTGTTCTTCAACAATACGCATCTCGTTGCGTGTTGGATCCTCAGCGTCCAGAATCTTGATGACGTGAGTAGAGATAACTCGTTTCATTTGGGGAGTTTGAGACTAAGAATGAGAATGGCCTAGGGTCGGCGTTTCTGTGAAACGCTCGGACACCTTACAGCATCAACCGAAAGCAGGGAGTTCGGGCAGCTCCGCTTGCGTGATTACTTTGCAGGGTTCTTCCAGCTTCATCGACTTCCACCTATTTAACTCTGAGATTGTCACGTTGATTCGAACGCAATGCTGCTTTGTCCAGCTAGAGAAGGCTTTATCTAATTTGTGAATGCCTCCCCAATCGAAACCCTCCTCAAATAGTGCAACTACATGACCATAGTTCCCTAGACAGACGATCAACCTGCGGGGGTGCCCATTTGCATCGTTTGAAGTGCAGACATGCAGCACACTATTAACTTGTTGGAACTCGCCACCGTGGTTCTGAATGAAGTAGGTCATTTGTCGTCTTTGTTGAGTAGATCGAACAGGATGGAAGCAGCGCGCCCACACTCACTTTGTCTGCCGTACGTTTGAAATACATACAGACACAAAGAGTTGGCGGCCATGTGGTGCCGCACCTCCCAATCTTGGTGATGGAAGACAGCTATCTGGTGCTCAAGTGAGAGCAATAAAGTATCAGGTAAAAGTAGATCTAGAAGGGATTCAATAGTGTGCGGAAGGTGTGCGTGCATGGTCTTAGTAAGTGATTAGAACTGTTGCAATACCGTCAAGCGGTACACCTAACCGATAAGCTGCGCCCGCAGATAGATCCAACGAGTTACAGTCACAGCGGTCTGTAATGCGTACAGTTAGGACATTTCCTTTGTGCTGTACGCGTACAGGAGTGTTACATGGTAACCACGGGTGGGCTGCTGATATACCCCAGTGCTGATATACCTGGCCACAATAAGTTACGCGCGAGTGATACCATTCGTGATAAACAGTTGCGGTAACTGGGCGAGCACTGACTGAGCTAGCAAACAACAAAGGAAACAATAAGAGCAATCGTTTCATGTGAGGTTAGGATAACTGTATGAAGCACCCCCGCGTTAGCGGGAGAGGAGTTGTGATAGGACTTCACTCTCCGCGATAAAAGTTGTGTTCGCTGTTAAGTTCGATCTCCCAATCCTCTTCTTGTTCTGCAAAAGCAAACCACTTACGGTTGCGTTGATAAATACCTGCGCCGCAAGTCTCACGCAAGATTACATTCAAGCGTGACTTAGTTGTTGGTGTCTGCCATCCGCAGTCACAGATGCGCACGTTATCCTTTGTGATCTGTGCGATGTTGTTGTTGTGCAGGTACACATTGATGCGGTCTATGACTCGATCACCGTGGGCAAAGTAAGTTACAGCCACACGGGTGTTGGATGATTTCCAATCCTTACGGTTGCGGATTGCATCCAGCATCTGCTGTTCGATCGCTCGCATGATGTTAATGATGATGTTGGTGTAATTGTGTGAGTTGGCCCCGCGTTAGCGGGAGAGGATCAGTGCATCTACATCAATCCGATTGTTGTTGGTGTCGTAGTAATCAACATCTGCGGACAAACCTTCTCGGCTGTCATACGTCATCCAAGTCACTTTCATGAACTTGCTGATCATTAGGTGTGCATAATGTGCTGTAATAAAGTCGAAAATCTCGTTATCGTAGTTAGCCTCATCTGTATCTAAACTCACGGTGAGTTGACCGTCAGCAGACAGCTCAAGATAACTTTCTAAAGCATCTGCGAATTCCTCCACAGTTGTGTACTCTTTCAATCCCTCAGGGATCTCATCTTCGTGGATAGTCAAGTAGTTATAAAGATGATGGCAGATGTCGTTAACATCGAGCGTATGTTCAATGGTGCAGGTTGCTGTTGCAGCGTGTTGAGCGCAAGACATTGTGCTTTTAGTGTAATTGTGTGAGTTGGCCCCGCGTTAGCGGGAGAGAACTTTGTCGCTGGTGTCTTCGACTTGCGAAGTAACAACAACCCTGCCGCACAGTTCGTTATATGCTGCAGGGCATTCGCGCATAAGATGTCCGCGCAGTTCCTGGGGCATGTAGTATTTAACTACGTGGAGGATTTGATCTTTGTGAAACTCGCGGAAGTTGCCGTTGTAGTTGCAGTTCATGGTTATTTACAGTCTGCAGTTTCCTGTGAACGGTTGTAGATGTGGATGCCATAGAATCTGCCATCCCTACGCATCTCCTCAGCTGCAAGTTCAGCATCGACGAATGAATCGAACCACTCAAGCGCAAAGGTTGTGCCGCTGTTAGTTACAAAGCGTTGAGCATAGACAGACCAACGCTTACCCTTGCCACTGTGATTGCGGAACTTGTAGTTAGTCACTTGATGCCTCCGTTGTTGATGTAATCCTTACAGTCACAAACTCTGTTGAACCTAGCGAGTTCGGTGAGTACAGACACCTCACCGTCTGCAACCTGCAGAGGAACATACTTGCGAACTGTATAGATCTTGTTCGCAGTTGTTGACTCTGTCGGTTCGTTAATCTCGCCGACAAGTACATCATCTAGATGTACAAGTTCTCTGTACCAACTGACAGTGTTGGGGTAGTGTGCTTGAGTGTACTTGTAGTCCATGGTGAGATTGCAGGAGGGTTAGATGTTGACGATGTCATAAGTTAGGGTGTTGATACACCAACCAGTTTCGTCTGTAATAGATTCGACTAGATCATCCTCACTGTCAGCATCCCAATCACCTAGACACACACTGTTAACAAGATCCCGCTGCTGTGCCAGCGTGGG